GTTGCTCATCGAATAAAGATGTTTTTAGTTTTGGAGTTACCATCATAAAACTGTTGCCAGCCGGATCACGTTGACCTCGGAGTGACTCATAGACCATTGGTCCGAATTCCATGCTTACTCTAGTTGACATATTTTTATTCCTTTTTTAGTTATAATACTATTTATAATAAAGGTGATTTAGGGGGTTTACAAACCATTTCAACTATGGTATACTACTAACATAATAAGAATTAAAGGAGAATATATTATGACAAACCAAAAAATTATAACAACAGATCACATCGGCTTAGGCACATGCGAAACTGTTAAGTCATACCTAACTGTTGAGCTAGTAGACAATGCTATTATTATGACTTCACGAGACGGTAAAAGTCTTCAGAATAAACACGGCGGATATAGCTGCTTGCACACAGGCTCAGAAACATACCTTGCTAAAAAGTTTAACTCATTTAAGGATACACACACATGCCTATAAAGATTGATAATGCCCGCACAGACTCATATGTTGGAACTTTCGATTGTTCTAACGAATCAGACATGGATGAACTAAAAGGTGTTCGTCGCATGGTAAAGAATTTAAACAAGGATCTTCGTGATTCTGGTTATGAAAACCAATACTACGTAAAAGCACAGGGACGTGGACATAGACGCGGAGTATCACACTACTGCTCAAACTTACCCCTACAATATGCTGATCGCGTAGACGCTTACATTTATAAGCGTTAAACCCATTCCGTTGTCATGGAATTCTCCCAACTTGGCCTGGTGTAACAATACATCAGGTCTTTTTTTGTGTTGTTAAAACGCATAAATAGACGTAACACAACTTTAATACTAGGAAACAAACATGTTATCTTTTGAACAATATTTAAATGAGGGCAAAAAAGCTAAGGTAAGCGCTACAGATATGGAAGCTGTTATAGTAATAGCATTCAACGGCGGTTGGGAAAAGGCTAAAGATACATACGGTCTTAAAGAAGAAACATATAGACTCGGTGAAGAGGTAGCTTTAGGTATTGTTGCTGACATTAGAAAAACAACTAAGGCATCAAATAATTCAATGATCCACTTTGGTTCAGGTGCCGGTAAACTTAATCCTAAGTGGTTAGGTACTAACGGTACACCTAAGACTGACCTATACTCTACAGACGGTATTAACATATCACTTAAACAAAAAGGTGGTTCACAAGTTATGTCTGGATATAAAGAAGAAACTATCTCTACATTCCACGCAGCAATAGCTAACATGGGTGATGCCGCACCGAAAGAAATAAACAAGTTGATAAAACAGTTAGACCCGGTTCTAAGAAAGATTACAGTACCAGGTAACATTAATACAATCATTAAATCTATTAAAGATAAATCTCTACCAAAAGGTGTTAAAGCTAAAGTAGGTAGTGGTAAAAGAGAATTAGATATTAAGTTTAACGCTAAAGAATACCAAGCGAAACAAAACGAGATTATCGATTGGAAAGCTTCTATGAAAGAACTAAACCCAGTGTTTAGAGAATTCTTTGAAAAGAACCAAGAGTTTAGAAAGCTATTTGTATATGAAGCAGCGACTGGTGATTACAAATTTAAACCAGATACATACGCAGCATCTAACTGGATGGTGGAGTTTGATCCTAACAGTGGTACAAATAACAACGTAGTTCAGTTATCATTAGGTACTAATACACCTGCACCATTCATTGAAAAGTTAGCTAAAAAGGTCGTAGTCCGAATCTCACCTAAGACACCAACGGGTTCTAAAGTATCTGCAAAGGGTACAGCAGACACAGTAGGTTCATTTAGATTAACAGTCAGCGAGAACACTAACACGTTTGCAGATATGATGATTGCAGAAGAAGCAGCATTTACACAATCTTTATTAACTGAAGACGTTTTAACTGAAGCAATGTTATTTTCTAAATTAAAGATTTGGTTATCTAATCTTTATAAAAAAGTAATAATGAAAGTAAAGCAATTGGTACGATTAGGACTTGAAGCACTATTAAAATTCTTTGGATTTGAAGTAGCTAAAGTAGATACCGCCGGTTTACAACAATTCGGATTTAAATAATTTAGGGGGTTTACATCCTATCTTAAGTATGATATAAAGATAGGATATAACAAAGGAATTACCAATGAAAACATTTTCACAGCATATACAAGAGTCTAAAAACACACACATGACTCACATCGAAGATAAAGTTATCTACGGCGGTGTGGCAGGAACACGTCAAGCTATTAACGGCTTACGCGGTATGAGAGACATGTTACAAGGTGCTCATAAAGGTTCAGTATCTGTTAAGTGGGATGGTGCGCCAGCTATCTTCGCAGGTATCGACCCAACAGACGGTGTATTCTTTGTTGCTAAAAAAGGTATCTTTAATAAAAACCCTAAGGTATATAAAACGGATGCTGATGTAGATGCAGACACAAAAGGTGATCTTGCAGTTAAATTAAAAGAGGCATTAAAGTATTTGCCCGAACTTGGTATTAAAGGAGTAGTACAAGGTGATTTTTTATATTCGCGATCTGATATTAGTAGCGATACGATTGAAGGACAAAAATACGTTACCTTCCACCCGAATACGATTGTTTACGCGGTTCCAGCTGGCACGGCTCAATCGAAAGAAATCCTCGGTTCGAAACTGGGGATTGTCTGGCACACAACATACACAGGATCATCATTCGAATCAATGAAGGCATCCTATGGCGTAGACACGTGGAAGTTTAAAAAGTCTAAGAACGTATGGTCACAAGATGCTATCCTACGAGATATGACAAGCATGTCAATGAGCGCTAAGGATACAAAAGAAGTTAATGAACACTTATCTAATGCAGGTAAGATCTTCAATAAAATCGCTTCAAGCACCCTTAAGACGCTCGAGAATGACCAAGGGCTTGCTCAACTAATAGAAACATACAATAATACATTTGTTCGAACAGGTGAAGTTGTAACGGACACTAACAAGCACGTTAATGGATTAATCAAATGGATTAGCGCACGTTATCAAAAAGAGATAGATAAGCGTAAGACTACAAAGGGTAAAGATGCACAATTAGCTAAACGCGATGCAATCTTAGCATTCTTTAATACTAAAAATAGAATGAACCTAAAGCTTATGTTTGACTTACAGAAGCACATAGTATTAGCTAAACTTAAGTTAATTGCTGTACTAGGTAAATTCAATAACACTAAAACATTCGTAAAAACTAAGAACGGATATAAGACTACAGGCCACGAAGGTTACGTAGCTATTGACACACTTACAGGTGGTGCAGTTAAAATCGTTGACCGTATGGAATTCTCTTACCAAAACTTTTCAACAGACATTATAAAAGGTTGGGAAAAAGCTTAAAGTGAATAAAAAAGAAATTCTTTTTATTATAAATAACATTAACAAATTCGAATACTTATATTAAATGGGACAAGAGACAACAATGACTAAGAAACTATCTTTTAAAGATTTCACCGTGGTACAGAGTAAACCCGGCGAAGACGAACTTATAAATTACAAAGCACAAAAAAGACGACGTGGTGCATTCGGTGCTACAGGTAATACTGGCGAATCAGTAGAGAAAAAAGGTCCATGCGGCAAATCACCTTGTAACTGTGATAAAGACCTTGAAGAAGCTAGACTCCTCTCAGATGCTGACATAGCAAAAATGGTTGCTAAACAGTTAGGTAATAAAAAGAACACAGACTCTTATGATCAAGTTGCAGCAATTAAAGCTATTCTAAATAAATTACCAAAGCAAAAAAGTCTTGCTACTGATAGAGAATTTATTGATGATGTTCTTACTATTCTATTTAACAAATATAAATTTAAAAAAGAAGATGTAAACTTAGTATCATACTTTGATATGGCAGCACAAGTGCACGAAGGTGAAGACATCGACGAAGTGCTTAACATGGCACAACGTCGTAAAGCAGCTATTAATCTTAAAAAGAACAAAGCAAAGATCGCAATGGGTCGCAAGCGTAATGCTAAGAAAATTGCTGATCCAGCTCGTCTTAAAGTACGTGCACAAAAAGCAGCACGTAGAGAGATCGCTAAGAAACTTACAAAGGGTATACCTAAATCTGAACTTACTCCAGCACGTAGAGCAGAGATAGAGAAAAGATTAAACAAGATGAAGGGTAAGATAGATCGTATTGCTAAGAAAAGCTTACCTCAAGTTCGTCGTGATGAGATTGCAAAAAAGCGTGGGAATAAGGACAAATAGATTATGATATCAAGTTTTAGTCAATATCTTGTAGAAGAAGCAAACACAATTTATTTTACCTTTGGTAGAATGAATCCTCCTACTATCGGTCACGGTAAGTTGCTAGATAAGTTAGCAGCAAAGGCTGGTAAGAATCCATACAGAATATACCTTTCACAATCACAAGATAAGAATAAAAATCCATTAGGATATACAGATAAAGTTAAGCATTGCCGTAAGATGTTTCCTAAGCATGCTAGACAAATACTAGTAGACAAAAAAGTTAAAATGATATTCGATGCATTAGTTTCTATGTATAACGATGGATTTAAATCTGTTGCATTAGTAGTTGGCGATGATCGTGTAAACGAATTCGATTTACTACTTAAGAAATACAATGGTTCAAAAGGTCGTCATGGCTTTTATAACTTCGAAAAGATCCAAGTAATATCAGCTGGACAACGTGATCCGGATGCTGAAGGTGCAGAAGGTGCATCAGCAACTAAACAACGTTCAACAGCAAAAAACAATGACTTTAGAACATTCTCTATGGGCTTACCTAGAGGTTTATCCAATGGTGATGCTAAGAAACTCTTTAACGATGTACGTACAGGATTAGGGATTAAAGAAGAAGCATCATTTAAGAATCACGTTGAACTTGAAAAAGTATCAGACATACGCGAGCAATTCGTTGCTGGCGAAATATACAATATTGGTGATACTGTATTAGTATTGAAAACAAACGAAAAAGCTACAATTACTATGCGTGGTTCAAACTACGTTATTGTAGAACGTAAAGACCTATCTCGCCGCAGAATGTGGCTGGATTCAATTGATTTAGTTAATGAGAATGCCGGAGAAGATGGCACTGACGAATTAATAAAAAATTATAAATCACAAACACCAGGTCAATCTGAAAACCTGGATCATGTAAAAACTCGGATCGCTAAAGATAAAAAGCGTGAAGACGAAGCGGACGATAAAGATAAAATAGAGATGAAGCGTAAGCACGACCGAATGATGGACGCAGCACGCAGAGCTCGTATGCTTAAGAAAAACAATGTGAAGATATAGCTTATTAACTTTAACTTTAACCTGAAAGATTAGAAATATGGGCAAAGAAGAATCCATAAACGATCCTAGATTAGATCGTATTGAGAATAAAATAGACAAACTATCAGACGCAATGGTGTCATTAGCAAGATCTGAAGAAAAGATACTATCTTTGGAAACTGACCGTCAGTTAACGGTTAATCGTTTAAACGGTCACTCAAATAGACTAAACAATCTTGAAAAACAGGTTGATGACAATAACGCAACAGTGAAAGCAATCAATAGAGTATTTTGGATTGCATTAACAGCCTTTACCGCTACTATATTTGGTAGGCTTATATTTGGAATAGAACTTTTTAATGGCTTTTATTAAGTCATAAATAACAACAGAAACAATTTATATTTCATAGAGGACCAAATGAAAACAGAAGAAATAAGAATTATGGCAGCTGCTTACC